ACTCATGACACATCAGAGGATGATTCTGCTCAAGCTACACTTGATAGATACGCAGGTGATGGTACAGGAGATGCGAATTGGGGAAGAGCCGCTTATCACATGGCTAGATCTATAGGCTGGAGAGGCGCAGAGAAGACGAAAAGCTGGACTTATAACACTTTCGGTGCGGGTGGTAAGTCTAACTATGTATCAAAGTTAAAGAACCGACAGTGGTATAAAGATTTAAGCGAACTACAAATTCGGGTAGACTCCCTAGAAGAAGCCTTAAAAGATCATCGTCAAAGGAAATCTAAGAAACTGACGAAAAGTCTGTCGTTACAGCAGAGACAGTGGTACATCACCTACGGCGTGGGTAACGATTTTAGAACTTGGGCAGGACCCTTCTCAGCTAAGTTAGTTAACCTAACTTACAAGTATGATGCTAAAGGGGCTCCTCTTATTAAGTTAACTTTCGCAGGGAAGGTGTCTTCTACCTTTGATCAGGATTGGGACTTGGGTGAAGGTCTCCCCACAACGATCCGAGGTAGGGGTCCTCAAATTCTTACGGATATTGGAGCACAAACTGATAGACCTTTAATGGATACTGATTTCTCTAGAGTGCCTCCCCATGAGACTATCACAACTATAATGACAGAATTTGTAAAAGCAGCTTCAGGTCAAAAAAATGTACTCGTATTATTACCTGATTTAAATAAGATATTAGGGGGTTATTATGCTTCCATACTTCAAAATATTAAGACTACTTTTGGGCTTGATAATAAATATGATTACATAGGAATAAAGACAAGTGGAAATCCACTAAATCATAGCCAACCTATATCCTCTGATTCATGGAAAAAATTTCAAATACTATTTAGAACGGATATGGCTTTTTATCAATCCTTAGGTTTTGAAATTGAACAGGCACCCCGCAGTGGTAGTGAAAAGCCCACCAATGCTTTTATAGCAGCCAATAAAGAAAGAATACGAGCCCCTGAAGATTTCTTTAAAAGATTTATGGATAAAGATATTCATGCAAGCTTAGTCTCCGAGGGGGTAGGAAACCATAAAGCCAAAATTCATGAAGTTTTTAACAATATTAGACTCAGAGCACGATCTTGGGAATTTGACGAGGGAGGATCTGAGTATAAAGACTTAAATCAAAAAATGATAAATATAGTGACAAAGGACATTTACAACAGCACCCATGCAATATTATGGAATGAGAAAATTGAGAAGTTTAAGAAGGGTCAGCCTAAAGAGGAAGATAAAGAAAAGGCGAATAAAGAAGCATTAAAGAAATTTGAAGAGAACCTTAATATTGGGGAGCAGGAGGTTTTTAACTATTTAACTAAAAAAAATCCTGCACTAAGAAAAAAACTAGCAAAACTAACTAAACAAAAAGAAAATATGAGGAGACTGTCCTCTTTAAAGTGGACTACCTTTTGGGAATGTGATGAGCGTGTTCTCAGAATATGGAAACGTCGTAACCTAATACCAGATTGGGACAGAGGTCCTGTCTTAGTTTGCGGGGATGATCTTCTTATTCAAAAATTACTTCTAGGAGGAGTGGCTAAGGGTAAAGATTTTCAATACGATCTAGCAGATTGGGGATTTAATCAAGGGGATGCTGCTAAGTTTACAAAAACAGCAGGTGAGCTTCTTCATTTAGCTAAGTTCGACGTTTTGAGGGGGATCAAGCCAGGTCTAATACGGGACATTGACAACATCCTTGATCCCCCCGCAATGGTAACTTCATGGGGTGCGCTCACTGACCTATCCGCAGAGGAGGTTGCTGGGGGTGCTAAAATTGCGGTTCATGGTGAGGGGGATCTTAGTGGTAAGGCTAAAGATAAGACTTTAGCTAAGTCTCTAAAAGATGCTAATATTCCTGTATTTAAATCGGGTGTCCCTAACTCCAATATCTTGAGTATAAATATAGAGGATAAGGGCCAGTACTTTCAGTCGCTTAACGTATCCTATGAACAAAATCATAAATTTAAGATGTTTCAAATGCTTGAGGATGATCCTAAGTTTAGAAAACTTACGGAGCTTTTAAGAGATAGTAATGGAAATATTCATAGTATAACTGATAAGATCAATGACTTTATTGGAGCAGGGGATAAAACTTCTCTTAATTTATTGAAGACTTGGGGAAATGCGGTTCTCGCAGAGGGGGGTTTGGGTGAGGATTACGATGCTACTTGGGACGCTATTATAGACAAGGCTAACGATAATGCTAAGGGGAAGAAAACAGGCAAAACTATAAGTAGTGCCTCTGAATCCGTAAAGAAGAATATTAACGAAATTCTTGAGGAAATGATGAAAGTAGCGTCTGTTCCTACACAGGGCCGAGTTACACATGCTGGTGGTCAAGGTATGAATACCATAGACCACATGGGAGTTATGACAGCGAATGCTTACACTTGGGCTATGACGGGTACGATCAAGACTCTGCCCTACTTTCATATATCCGCATTTAGACATCTAAATACTCCGTGTCTCTTATACGTTCGCAACGCTCAGATGTCTGGAACCAAACCCGTCTTTAATCCCTATAATAGTTGGTATAGTGGTATATACCATATAATGGGATTTAAACACGTTATAAGTCCAACAGAGGTAACATCAGAGTTTAAAATAGTTAGAACTCCACCCATAGAGAATCATGCTAATAGATCAGAGGACGCAGACACATGAAACTAAGAGTAGGTAATGTAGGTCCAACGGAAGACGGAACTCGAAGTGGTCTTATGTCGGTTGCTGTAGGAGGAAAAACGGTTTTCGTGGAGTATGTTACTCCTTACGGGCATAAGGATGCTGCTTTCATCGCTATTCCACCTGAGGGGTCCCAAATCCTTGTAGCAGAGACAGAACCTTCTGACGATCCATCTGACGGAGACACCCAGATAGCGAAGTACTACTATCTAGGAAGTATTCTTGGAGGAACCCAAGGGAAGCATAACTCAGCCAATATAGCGGAATTGGGGGTTAACTTAGAATCTATGGTGGACTTAGAGGCTACTGTCCTTGGGGGAAAGAAAGACCCTGAGGAGAACCTGCTAACAGGAAATCCTGGATTATCAACTGCAAGTGATCCCGATGGATCTAAGAGAGTATTTCCAAATAGACTAAACAGCATGTACGATGGTAAGGGAGGTGTTCCTGAGCAGCTGGGTCTGGTGTCAGAAAATGGGTCTGCATTTCTTATCTCTGATCAAAGTGAGGCAGGGGTAGATGGTCAAGAGGGATGGCAAAACTATCAGATAGAAATGAAGAGTGGATCGGGTAAGGTTATTGAGTGTGTAGATAGTCCTAAGATTAATGCTATTATTATGACCCCAAGACCTGATAAGAAGGATAAACTAGTTTTTAGTTCTGGGAATACTACAGAGCATTCTAAATCTGAGTTTAAGCTGGATACAGAGGGACCCGTTTACATGTACTCCAGAAACGGAGAGATGGACTTCATATGTAGGGATGGAAGAAACATTAAAATAATTAATACTTCTCCAGTCTTAGATGGAGAAGATACCTTAACTACTGGGGGAAATATAAATGGTGGCTATCCTGATACTGGGACGAAAACGGATGGTAGAGGAAGTCCCCATTCCAAGGGTAATGAGGAGTATGGTTGTGTTAATATTGAATCTCTGCATAATAATATTAATCTAACTGCTAAGGCTCACGATTCGGTTATATACATTAATGCTCCTGGCCCCTCAAGTAAGGTGGTTGTTACTACGGGAGGATCCGTGGATATACTTGCAGAGAAGAAAATAACAATGACAAGTAATGAGGCTATAGAGATGAATGCACCTCACATAGATATTAATGCTGGGGATAGGGTAGATATGACAGGACCTACTGTTTGGATAGATAATAATGGTGTTAGACACTCAAATCCCGACCCTGGCGGTGGGGATTCTCAATGTACTATAAAGATGTATCCAGATGGTGGCCGAAGCGACCATTCTAATCACAGTCATTACAACGACCCTAAGGATGTTGCAGGACAATCGAGTTAATATATGGGATTTTTTGATTACAATAAAGCTATTACGGTTATGGGTGGTCCTGTTCAAATGCAAGCTACGGGGCGAGGTTTACAGTTAAAGTTCGGAGTCCCAACAGACCTCCTCACAGTCCCGTCACGCATCCTAGACTGTATTCCCTCCCATGTGTTAGGTTCCATAAGCGAGGACCTTGAACACGCTGTGAGGATGGCTCAGGAGGTTGTGAGGGAGATCACACGAGAAGTTCTATACAGTGTTGGAATTATTGAGTTCCCCACGGATCGTGGAGACTTCAGATATGCCTCTATTAGTTCTGAAATGGCTTTGTCTACGGGGGATCTAGGGGCTTTGGGGGATGTTGTTGGGTATGCGGCTGCGTTAGCAGCAGGTGCCATCGCACTTCTTAATACTGCCGATTGTATAGGTTCCGAGATAGACAGGGCAAAGGATTTGTTCGCAAAATTAGGAAGTTTTGGATCTATGCAAAAGGGGGCGGGACCCTTAGCGGATCAGTTTGTTAATTTTAATTCTAGTGGGTGCTTACTTAACGGATCCCATGATCCTTCTATAAATAATGAAGAAGCTTGTAATTTAGCAGGGGGAGTTTGGGATACAGTTGTCATTACACCTCCTACAGGTGGAACCCCTAATGAATCTCAAGTATATGAAGAGCATAAGTTTAAGCTAAAGAGTACCTTAGGATTTATTCAAGAAGCTCAAGCGATTAAAAATCGAATAACTACTATAATTTCTGACAGAATGACGGACCCCGACAGTAACCCAGAGCCAGTTTTTGACGGGTGTCAAACAGTAGATGGTATTAGATTAGATGAACTTCTTTTAGATACTAATCTAGCTGTTTCTAATAGCTGTGAGAACAAGGGATATTGCTCTTTAGGTCAAAAGTACTCAGATGTTGAGAGTTGCGAGGCTATGGGCGGGGTTTGGACTGCTGGTGATGATGAAGTCCTATCTAAGCTTCCACAGGAGAAATTTTATATCACTACAGCGGATATGAGGACTCCTCCTATATCAACAAAGGGTAAGTTTATTTTATCTAAAAAGGGACTATACTACGACCTTGAGGGAGGAGGCTTCGATATGCCTGATAATCTTGAGGATATCGTGGAATGCTCTAGTATAGTCCCTTCTCACTCCATGAAGTGGATGTTTGATTATGATCCTAATTGTAAGGGCAAGGGAGAGGCGGTCTCCTTAAAAGACTTTACAAAGTTTGCTAACTCTATTGTAGATTATGATTCTGATTTTGCTGATATAGATAACAGTCCCGCAATGCAGGAATACTATTCTAATGATACTTTCTTATGTACTCTAATAGATGCTAGAAATAAGCATGTTTATGATTCCTCTGCTTACATAACCGAATTGATGGGAACTGGAGACTATACTGAGGACTCTGCATTAATTGTTAATCAGCGTCAACAGCTTTATACCGACATTGCATCGCATAGTGTTAAGATTAAAAAGAGAAAAAAGCAGATCCAAACAATAGCTATTTTAGGGTTTACCTTAAATGAAGACGGTGATAAGATTCCTATTAAAAAGGGTACTATCCCCATTAATGATTTTTCTTTACTAGATGCTGCGGGAATATCCCTAGCCGTAGAACGCCAGCAGACCCTCGCCTTTTCTCCTGGAGAAGTATCTAGCGTAGTACTCCCTTTAAACTTTAAGCCTACTGTAGTTGACGACCCTCATGTTGCATTATTTGCTGAGTACCTACATGTTCCCGATATAGGTACTGGAGGTCTTCCTTATCAATCTTCAAGTGTTAGTGGAACCGTGGCTCATAATCTAGCTACTAATGATCAAATAACAACTGATGGATTATTAGCTGTTTACAACTTTTTAGATACCAAACTTGTGGCACCCGATGCGGACGATTATAACTTGCTTAATAGTGTTGGATTAGATTCAAAGGACCTAGGGGCACAATTAGTTGCTTCCTCTTTAGAGACGGTATTCCCATCAGGATTAGGAATACCGTGGCTAGGTGGGGTGTGCACACTATTCTCAGGTACTGGGGGGAGTGATAAGGCAGCTAGTTGGTCCGACAGCCCCCAGTATTTAAGATCTCCTAGAAAGCCTTACGGCTACGTTAAATTACCAGAAGACGATAGAGTAGACAGCCTTTTGTATAAAAACTCTGGATTTTCTTTTGAAACTTGGTTACATGTTCCTGATTTAACAACCTCAAGTGCTTGGGGAACCGCCGCAGATGGTCAGACAGAGACAGATGCGTCCTCCTTATTCAGGTTAGTACTATCTAATGAGAATAGGGGTGGCGCTAAGATTGTTACGGATGAAAATGCCGTAGGGTACTCGGATGATTCTGATACCATTAAGGGTTTAATTGTGGGATTCACCCGAGATAGAAGAATAACTCAGGATGGCCTTCCTAGTAATACAAATGGTTCTAATCAATTAGAGAAAGATGGTATTCCTCTTAAATTCTCTATTATTCCCACCATGTCTGTTAATACTAGCTGTGTTTCTTTTATATCTAAAACAAACAACGTAGTTGATTGCCAACGAGGGACAGCGGGAACTCCTGGTTATTACCACATGTCCGTTGATGCCTCAGATGGAATAGGTGACGTTTCTTCATCCTTTAAGCTTGTTACTATAACTGGTGATCCTTTAGCAGACGAGGGGCATGGGGAGGTCTCTATATACTTAGATGGAGTTTTACTGAAATCTCAAAATTATCTTTCTACATTTGGAAGAAAACCTGGGCTTCAGATCCCCAGCCCTGTAGCTGGTAATAGTTTTCATTATAGAAAGATATATGCAACAACACTTCCTGCTTCTCCTATTAGTTACCATGATCCTACGCAGTTAGGTTGGGCTGATTTCTGGTATTGGAATGGTCCTCAGGGGTCTATGTTTACTCCTTGGATAATTGGAGGGGGTTATACTGACGGTATGACGACTATAGAATTAGGTAAGACGGATTCCTTTGAGGGTATGAATTTCCTTGGTACGGAGTATGGTGGAATAACAAGTGGTCTTAAGGGCTTTGTTGGTAGTGTTAAGCTATATAATAAGGCGTTAGTTTCTTCTGAGATTCTCAAGAATTTTAACGCTCAAAAAGGATTCTTTAATAATATTGTACTGGGAGGTGGGTAGTGGCTGTAACAACAGAAAATAACAGATATGGGGTTACTCCCACAGTCCCTACTAAGAGTTTAGTAAGATCAAGAACAGAAAAAGTGCTTGGGTTGAATTACCCTATTGGGCAAAATCCTGCTAATTCTATAGTAGGAACTAATATTAATAAGAATAATAAATCTAATTATTACAATGCTCACAGCGGGGTTAATTTAGTTCGTAATAATTTAAGACAGCTTTTACTTACGGAAAAGGGCGAAAGAGTGATGCTTCCTGATTTTGGGTTAGCTATTCGTAGATTCTTATTTGAGCCTCTTGATGAAATTTTGGTTAGAATTATTAGAGATTTTATTATAGAAGGAATTGTAAAGTACGCTAAGAACGTAAAAATACTAAACCTTATTGTAAGAGAGAGCGAGTCAGCATTAGGTCAGCTGGATATTGTGCTAACGGTACAGCTAAAGGACGAGACTCGTGAGATATTTGATGTGGGAGTTGTATTAAAATGACATTTTCGGGAACTGTAGACTCTGATTTCTTAAAACTGGTTACGATACCAGATAGAAAAAAAATAGACTTCATTAACTTTGCTGCTAATGATTTTTTGGATATACGGGACGGGCTGATATCTTATATAAAATCAGTATACCCCTTAGATTACCAAAACTTTTCTGAATCTGATTTAGGAATGATGCTTATTGAACTTGTTTCTTATATGGGGGCTGTTAACTCATTAAAGACGGATATGATTGCTAATGAGCACTTTATAAGAACAGTAAAGAATAGAAGAAATCTTAGAAAACTATTAGAGCTTATTGGAGTTAGACTGTTAGGACCCAAAGCAGCAGCTATGGGTGCTCAAATAACAAGTACTAAAGGTACTTCTGCTAATCCTTTTACTGATGGAGATGTAACTACTCTAACATTCCCCCCCGCCAACAGGGTATACTCCATTATCTCTGAGCAGGATGCGGCTCCTGTAAGTTATACTATGTACAGAGTCGCAGCAGACGGTACTTTAGAGGGTTTAACTGATGAGTTAGCAACTCTTACCATCCCCGTCTCTGATGCAGCCAATGACACGAGTTCGCTCTTTTCCAATATAGCATTAGTAGAGGGTGCCTTGACTGTTCAGAGGGGCATATTCAACACTACGGAGGGTGTAAAGACCATAACGCTGACGGACGCTCCCATAGTAGATGGTAGTGTTGAGGTCTTTGTCACTGATGTCTACAATGCAGAGGCCACTGGAAGGTACAGAGAAGTTCCTAAAATGTTCTCTGCTTCTGGCGAAGGAGACAAAGTATTTCAAACTGTGTATGATGAGTCTTATGGGGCTACTGTTATATTTGGGGATGGCATTTTAGGAATAAGTCCCTCAGAAAACTCTGAGTTCACAATTATCTATAGGGTTGGTGGCGGGTCAAGAGGCAACCTTTCTAAGGAAGCTATGAATGTTCAGATAACTGGGTTTGAGGGGACAACTTCTCAAACTTTAGAGTGGACTTTAGAGAACACTACACCAGGTATTGGAGGTCAAGAAGCAGAAACTGTTGAACATGCTAAGAAGTGGGCTCCCTACACATTCAAGAGGCAGGACAGAGTAGTAACCTTAGAAGATTACATTACTTTTGCTAATACTTTTCAGAGTAACCAAGGAACTATCGGGAAAGCAACAGCAGTAACCAGAGACGCTTATAGTTCTGCTAATATAATTGACGTTTATGTCCTAGAGAAAGCTAATGATCTTCAATTATCACGAGCCACTCCTCAGTTTAAGAAGGATCTATTAACTGAGATAGAGGTTAAGAAAATGCTAACTGATCACGTTGTAATCGCTGATGGTGTCATTAGAACCCTTGATTTGGTTATGACAGTGAGGATAGATAAAGAATTAACAGCTAAGGAAGAAGATATTAAGGCTCAAGTTGCTTTTGAGATATTAGATTTCTTCCATGTTGATAACACAGATTTTGGAAAGGAATTTATCTCTGCTGACTTGGCGAGACGAATTTTTCAGTTACCAGATGTAAGATATGCCACTATAGATAATATAGGAGAATCTATTAAAGTAGATTTCAATGAGATAATACAACTCAATAACTTTTCAATTAATGTAGTAGAAGTTTAATGTCAACACGCAGGATAATAAAAAAAGATCCCTTCACCAAGACTAATGTAACAATCAATAGTACTAGTACGGGTAATACTGTAAAAGATAGGGATAATCCCAGAGCTTACTTTAAAAGAAACTTTATAAAAGCCGTAGAGTTAATAACTCCTATCTTCTACATTCAAGACGATCTAGACTTAAGTGGAGCAGGAGTTTCTCAGATAGATCAACTTTTAAATTCTCACATAGTATTATGTGAGAACGCTGCTGCCGCTCTCCCAGTGTCCTCTATCCCTAACGACCTATCCCTTAGTGGTATTGATGCTATAAATGGGTTATCACGATTCTTTATATCACAAAACCAACTCACTAATATTACCCCAAATGTTTTTCAAAGAGATATTTTGTATCCTTTAGGAAAAGCTTATAGTCAATATGCTACCAGTGCAGAGTTCCTAACTTACATTAGTGGAACTTTCCTTCCGTCTGTATCTTGTCCTGAGCCTGATAGCGGAATTCCTGATCTAACTAATGCTGCGTTTTCCGCTGATTCATCAGGTACTCACAAGTTTTTAATTCAAAAGTTATCATGGTTATACTTTCTTAATAGAAAAGACCCTGTTACTCATGATTCATACTCCACATCTGCTGAAGTAGCTAAACTTATAGCAAGTAATTTATATTTTGGTAAGTCCATAAGTTTGTCTGATTGTATTAGAATTCTCGAATCCTATTTGTGGAGAAACTACAGTAGCTTATCATCCATTGATGCTAATCTGGTTCCTGATAATTATGTCTCTTCTTTAGCTACTTCAGCAGGACCGCATGTAAGTGGTACTCAGTTAGAGAGTAGACTGCACACCCTTGTTGATATTTTATATTCTCCTTCTTTTTATGATTTACAAGATGACCATGTTAAGACTAGCTTACAAAACTACATGGACACATCAAGTAATTCAAGTGACAAGGGGTCTTTGATTACAGATGAGGAGAGTAAGGGTCCTCTCTACAGATTTCTAAAGGCCATCTCTTTCTCCTTAGCAGATAGGGAGAGCGAGTCGGAGGAGTTATCAACTCTTATTGATATTGAGAACTGCCCTGATTCTTTTCTAGAACTTCTGGGAGAGCTTATTGGGTGGAAGCTTCTAGGAGACGACCCCTCACGTTGGAGACTTCAACTAAGAAATGCCGTTGATATCTATAAGGCAAAGGGTACTAAGAAATCCATACAAATGTTTGTGGATGCCTTATTTGGTGCTGACGTTTTTAACGTAAGCGGCACTGCTATTAGTGAGCTTTGGGAATCATATCTTCCCAATATGCTTTATTACGCTTTGGCTACGGACTCTAGCTTCTTTGACGGAGGATTTACTGAGTTTACAC